GTCGGCGCAGGAGATGGCCAAAGCGCGGACCAACTCATCGAAGGACGTGTTCAACGTCTACAAGGAATTTTTCGATGATCTCGGTATGGACAATGATCGCGCAGGCGCGGATGCGCTGCGCCATCTGTACGCCCTACTGCTTGGGCTTGGGATGCGGGAGAGTTCGGGCAAGCATTGCTGCGGCCGGGATATGAGCGCCGACAACGTGACCAGCGATACCTGCGAGGCAGGGCTCTATCAAACGTCATATAACGCTCACACCGCGTCGGCCTATTTCGATCAGACCATGAACGAATACCGCTCAGGTGCGGCAGCGGACCATCCGCAGGGCTTTCTGTCACTATTTGCACAGGGAGTTAGCTGCTCGTCGTCAGATTGGTCTTGCTATGGCAGCGGCGACGGGTACAAATTTCAATCGATGTGCAAGAAGCAACCGGCGTTTGCGGTTGAGACTTGCGCGATCACGTTGCGCAACCTGTGCAATCACTACGGTCCGGTGGTCCGTTTAGAAGCGGAGCTTCGACCGGAAGCCAATGAAATGCTGAAAGCGATTCAGGATTACATCGACGGTCATGCGCCGCTGGTGGCGTAACCCGTCATAATGAGGAGGAGGAGGCTTGAAATGGGTACGATTCCTGTGACGATCGATGGTGTTTTAGTGCCGAAACAGAGGTCAACGGATGATCAGCCCAAGGCTGCAATTCTAGTCGGTCAGCTCAGCATTACCGGCCTCGGTGTTGGCGGCGGTCCCGTCATACCGCCAGACGCGCCGAAGCCGCCAGATGGGAATCCTGGCGCGCCGACGTTCCCGATCTGGGGCCCTCCTGGCATTGAGCTGCCGCCGGTCCCCGGCTATCCGCCGGTCGCGGGGCATCCGCTGCCGCCGATCCCGGAGCCGCCGCCAGATGCGACGAAGCCGCCGCTTTTCGTTCCGATCTGGCATCCCGACTTTGGATGGATAATGCTTCCGGCATTTCCGATACCGACGCCGTCAAAGTAGTGAACACGCGCGACATCGGCAGAAACTTGCGCGTGAGCTGACTGAGCGTCTGCCGACGACTCAGCAGTTAGGCGGGTTGGGATGTTGAACGTCCCCTCCCGCCGATCCTGTTAGGAGGACAGGATGCTAGGCAAGAAGTGCGGCACCTGCGGCTATGCCAAGATAGTCGATCAGGATTTGACCAAGCGCCTGTGTCACGGCGCGCCGCCATCTGCGCTCCAAATTCCAACGCGCGTACCAGGGCAGATGACTTTGCAAATGGCGCGGCCGATTGTTAGCGTGAGCGATGACGCCTGCGCTTTGTATCGCGAGCGGATCATCGTGGACATTGGGACCAACTCAAAGAAGGATGTGCGGATGCCGACGCCTGACAGCGGATGAGCATCGTCAAATATACGAAAGACACTCTGCAAAATTTGGTCACCGGCTTAGGCCTGATGGGGATTGATCCAGGCCAGAGCTACAAATACGTGCTCAATCTTTTAGATCGCGCGACGCTGGAGAACATGTACCGCAGCGATTGGTTGTCGCGGAATATCTGTGACAAGCCTGCGGAGGACATGACGCGCGAATGGCGGCATTGGAAAGCCAGCCAGCAACAGATCAAAGCCATCGAGACGGTTGAGAAGACCATGGATCTGCAGCGCAAGACCAAGCAGTGGATTCAGAAAGCGCGACTGTATGGAGGAGCTGCGCTCGTGCTCGGTGTCGATGATGGAAATCCGCCGAACATGCCGGTCGATCTGAACAAGTGCGGCAAGGGTTGTCTGAAGTACGTCGTGGTGCTGCATCGCTACGAGCTGAATGCTGGCCCGCGGATCTATAACGTGATGGATCCCTATTACACCAGGGCGGCGTACTACACGGTGGTGACGCCGATGTTTGGTTTTGGCGGCGAGCCGGGGATCACCACGCCGATGCGGCCGGGACAGACAGAGAAAGTCCCGGGTGCGATCTCGACGTTTATGAACAACGTCATTCCATTCAAGTACGCCAAGAAGCAGTATCCGAACACGACGCCGACGAACTTCGGCATGGAGCAGATCCATCCGTCGCGCGTGCTCGAGCTTCCCGGCAATGAGCTTCCGGATTGGCGTCTAGCTCCGCTCGGCGGCGGCTGGGGCGACAGCGTGCTGCAGACGGTGGTCGATATCGTCAATTCATTCATCGAGACATATCAGAGCACGGCCGCGCTGGTGCGCGATGGCAAGCTCGACATAGTGAAAATGCCAGAGATGGCGATCAACCTCACCAATCAGGATTATAAAAATCGCTTGTTGGATCGCTTCACCTTGAGCGCTCAGACGAAGAGCGTGATCAGTGCATTGATCCTCGACAAGGAAGAGGAATGGGACCGGCTGAGCACGAACTACCGCGGTCTCGACATGATCTTGCACGAGTTCTTGACGCTGGTGAGCGGCGCAGCGCAGATCCCGGTGAGCATCTTGTTTGGTCAGGCATACGGCAAAGGCCTTGCTGGCGGCTCGACCGGCGGCGGCGCTGATGACGTTCGCGCTTACTACGATTCATGCGCAACCAAACAAAAGAACGACATCGCTCCGCGGATGGGCATGCTCGACCAGGTCTTGGTGCGCAGCGCTACCGGAAGCTTCGATGACACCATCTCGTACGAATGGAATCCGCTGTGGCAACTCTCTGATGCCGACAAAGCCACGATCCAGTTTCAGAAGGCGCAGGCGACGAACATCTATGCGGCGCTCGGCCTCATCAACGAGGACGCGCTACGCGAGGGTTTGGTCAACCAGTTGATCGAGGACAATGTCTATGCTGGCTTCGAAGCTGCCATCGAGAAGTACGGGGCCGAGCCTGAAGAGCAGGGAAATCCGATGGACGATCTCAATCAGCAGATGATGAAAGCGAAGATCGCCAGCATGACGAAGGGCGGCGGCGAGCCATCGCCCAATCCGGAAGAGATCGGCCACACGGGACAGACGGCGGCATGATGCATGACAGCAGCCCTTAGCCTATGCAGGCCACATGGGCCGCCGACTACTGGCGCGATGCTGCTGCTTGATGCGGCGAGCCGAGATCCCACGAAGACATCCGGGCTGCGCGCCAAGATGCGGGCCGAGGGCGAGCGACGCTGGCAAGCGCTAGGCCGCTCGGTTCGCGCGGCCATCATCAAACAGGATTTGCTTCGCCAGCTGCCGCACACCGACAAGACCGAAGGCTTCTCGCTCTGGCTGCGCCGCGAGCTAGACCACAAGGTGCTCAGCTATGATGGCGGCTGGCTGCGCTCGTATATCAAGCAGGCAGCTGAGATCGCCCAGGCGCATGCGCGCCAATATGTGGACGCGATGCATGATCCGATGCGGGTCAGCCAGATGGAGACGCTGGCGATCTCCGAGCTGCGCGGCATCACGGCGGCGGCACAGCAGGCGATCACGAGATCGGTCACCGAATCGATGATGGCTGGCCGCTCGCCGACGCGGACGGCCAACGCCGTGTCGGCCGTGGTCAGGCGCATGCGGGTTCGCACCGAGGCGATGGCTGAGTGGGTGGTCGCGAAAACCCACGCGGCGGTGACACTCTCAGCCTTTCGGAATGCTGGTGTGGAACGAGTTGGCATAATTCCAGAACGTGTGCGTGGTGTGGGGCGGGACGGTTCGAAGCGCGTCGGGTGGCACCGGGCGGGTGCGGGTTGGTTGGCGCGGGATGGGATAGGTATGGTCCGGGCCGGATCGGAGCACCATCATAGCACGGACGGCGATCTCCCCGGCCACGAATTTCACGGGCGCAAGCTCGGCGACGCTCGTCATTGGTTCGGCGCGTTGTCATTCACGCACGACGTCTACGATCCAGATGAACCGCGTGACGAACGCGGGCGCTGGACGGTTGGTAGCGAAACCGGACTTCAAGGCGCGCATGCACTCAAGGAAGCCGAGGCACGCGGCATCTTCGAAGGCAGGCTTGGCTCCAAGCGACAGGGAAAGTGGGGCGATTTCGAACAGCAATCGGTGTTGCTAAAGCCCACGGATATTCCGCGCGGTTGGAAGATGATCGAAAACCGCCAAGGAAAGCGGACTTATTATGATCCGAAATATGCCGAGTCGTATCAGTTGGTTCCCGATGTCGAGGGCGTCAAGCCGAAGGATGTCGCCAGGGGTTCATTCGATGATGTCAAAGCAGAACCCGGTAAGATTTATCGTGGCATGAGTTACGAGGAATATCAGGCTGCGCTTGAGCGTGGTCATTTCGTTTCTCGCGGTGACTATAACATTGGCGAAGCGCAGAAGGGTTTAACTTTTTATTCGACCGATCCGCGACAGGCGCAAGCCTATGCGCAAGGCTTTGCTCCGTGGATGTACAAGGCGACGCCATCTCGACCAGCGGTGATCGTCGAAGTTGCTGATCCCGGTAAACACATTGACCTACCTGAACTAGGCCGCACTACAACTGAAGTGGCAGTCCGCGAGCGCATCCCCATTGGCAGCATTAGCCGAGTGTGGTTAGGCAGACCGTACATCGTTGAGGAACATCAGGTCGATATCAATCGCGACAAATACCACGGCACTTCGGTCGGTGGCGGTACGAGTTATAGTTCATCGGTGCGATGGGAAGAGCAGCACCAAGGCCCAGGCGAGGCCCTGGATGCGCGCAGAGGCGGCGGGCCGGGGTCTAGGTCGTCCCGCGAGGAAACCCCATCAGCGGCGGTTATACGGGCGGCAGAGCGGCTCGAGGCTCGGCTCGAGAAGCAGTTTCCCGGTGAGGTCGAAGTCTTAACGGCGGCTGATGACTTGGTATGTGAGGAGTGTTTGGCTGCGAGTGAAGATGGACCCTATACGCTCGATCAAGCAGAGGGACTCGTTCCACTTCATCCTTTTTGCAGGTGTATTTGTCCCGGCACAGTGATTGAGGGAGAAATCCTTGTCGGATCAAAAGCCTTCTATTCTGGACCAATTGTTAACTTGATAACGGCGAGCGGCAAGCGGTTGCGCTTGACCATCAATCACCCCGTAATGACGCATTCCGGGTTGGTGCCAGCCGGGACGTTGCGAAAGGGCGATAAGCTTTTCAGCGAGCGCAATTGGGCTCGGATCGCGCCTACAAATGACAAAGATCACGGACCATCCATTGTCGAAAACATATTCGAGACGCTTGCGCGTGTAGGCATCCTTGAAGTCAACCCGTCTGCTATGGATCTCCACGGCGAGACTGAGAGCATTAAGGGTGATGTCCAGCTTGTAGCGTCCGACCGGCGTTTGCTGGGAGACGTCGCTAAAGTGGTTTCTTACAGCCTCAGCAATAGCAGCCTCAAAGTTGCCGATTGTACCTTTGAAGGCCGCGCGGTGAGCATTGGCGAACTGCCGGTCGCGAGCAATCTTAGTCATTCTCGACCACTTGATGCTTTCCTGTTCGGACGATGTGCGGATTTTGGCGCGGTGGCGCTTCAGAAGACGGACAATAGTGCCACGGTCCACCTTGTGCTTCCGCGCCAGCTTCAAGATCGAGGCACCGCCTCTGTAGGCACTGGCGATCTTTTTCTCGATTTTGCCAACTCTCTGTCGAGTTTTGAGTCTGACCGATATGCGCGCAGTTTGTTGCCGCGCTCTGCTGGCCTTGGGCATGGTGGCAAGACCGGCCTTTACGCTCTCAGACATGTTTCGAAGCGGGATACTGGCAGCACGGAGTTCTTGCCCGATACGGTTATGACTGATGCCAATTTTGTGCCCGATCACAGTGCAGCTCATGCCTTTGGCATACATTTCGATGATCTTGTTGCGGTTGAGCGGTCGTGGTTTCGGGGGCATGTCTATGATCTCCAAAGCACAACAGGCTATCTAATTGCAGACGGTATTGCCATTGGAAATTGCGCTTTTGTCCCGGCCGAGGACGCCCGCTTCGCGCACGACTTCAACCCGTATCACGTTCCTGCGGGAAGCTCTGAGGGCGGCCAGTTCACCAGCGGTGAAGGCGGCGGCGGTGCGCCTGCGCAGGAGCCGCCGGTGGATCGACGCTGATGAGTAAGCGCACGACGACGTGCCCGTTCCGGGTTGAATATCTCAGCAGCAGTAGCGGCATTTGGATGCCCGCCTGTTATGAGAAGAACGAGCGGCTGGCGCGGAAAGCTCTCAACAATTGGCGCAAGTTTCACACCGAGGAAGCGCGCATCGTGCCCAACGAACGCCATGAGCCGCAGGTCGAGCACGCCCGACGACCGGAGCGACCATGACCAAGCTGATAACCCTGACCGCGTTGCTGATCGCCTCTAGCGCCCACGCCGAGCAGACCGGCGGCAACGCCTCGACGAGTCTGCTGCTTGGTGTTCGCTCTTGGCATCGCCACCGGCCTGATGATTGGGCGTTGCGTCTACATCTTGCACCGCCGCCATTGGGGATGATGGCCATGCCGTTAACAGAAACCCTTATTTGCTGGACAAAATATTTTTGAAAACATGCTTTTCGAGCTGCTGGGAAAGTCACAGCGGTTTAAGATCTGGACTAGACGACGCGCCGCGAAACGTCGTAAAAGCCGAATCTTCAATCTTCAATTCGCGGTGCCGCGCGATCCTGAGGACCATCTGAGGAGGTCTTGAGGTGTAGGGGAATGCCCTACGCGGCGTTCTATGAGTCTGACCGGCGACGCCAGTGTGCTCCCTTGTCGGCCTCGTTCTCTTTGCGGGTAGCCCATCGCAAGTGCAGCGGCGACACGCACCCGATGTTGCCGTTCTTGCATGAGTGCGCCGCCTCAAGATCGGGCGAGGCGGGCGGCCCATTAACAGCCTCACAGACAATCCGACTGATGCTGAGCTGCCGTCCTGAGAGCGTGATCTTGGGACGGTACTTTGGACGGCGCTTGCCATGCGGCCAGATGAAGCAAGTGTCCTCGCGATGATTCAGAGCTTGCTCAAGATATTTGCTCCAAGTCCCGTTCGGGACGCGCAGCAGAACATCTGTATTGCCGTGGCGTGTCCATCGCGCGTAGTGGGCGAAGCACCAGCCGCGAGCTATCGCAAACTTCGTGCAGCCATCAATCGCGCATCGGCGTTTGGGGAGTCTTGGTCGGCCCACCTTCGCGAGCTTCTTAGGATCACCTTTGTAAAGCCAGCGTTGATAGTGCTTCCCGCACCATCCTCTAGCCAGAACTGGTCGCGAACAGCCTTTGATCGAGCAAGTGGGGTTCTTCATGCCCTATAGCTCCAAGAAGGATTTGCCCGCCGTCGTGAAGGCGATGCCAGAACATGCGCAAAGCATTTGGATGTCTGCGTGGAACTCGGCTCACGGGCAATACAAGTCTGAGGAAACAGCATTCGCAGTAGCAAACAGTGCCGTCAAGAGAAAATACAAGAAGAAGGGCGGCAAGTGGGTCAGCAAAGATGGAGCTGCGGCTATGCGCGGTTTTGGCGACAAGGAATTTTCTGCCGCACGGCGCAAGGAACTCGCCAAGTCCGGCGCAGCCATGAAGTCGGGCGGCTTTCCGATCGAGAGCGAGCAGGATCTCAAGAATGCCATTCACGCCATCGGCCGCGCGAAGAATCCTGGTGCAGCTAGAGCGCACATCAAGAAGCGCGCTAGGGCTCTCGGCCTGACCAAACTCATTCCTGAAAATTGGGATGCACTGCCGAATACGTTCACCTGTCCGGCCTGTCATGGCACTGGCAAGGATCAAGACGGCGATAGCGGCAGCAGCAGGTGCGATGAGTGTCGGGGGACCGGCTACATTCCATCGCCTAATCCAAGCAGTACCCA